CCTGTACCATAAATCATAGCCATAATAATATTCCTTTTAACCTAAAACAGACTTAAACTGCCTTAAACAAACCAGATTTAGAATACTTCTCAAACTCTTCATCTGACATAGATAAAAAATCTGGAGTACCTGAACTTTTTGTAGAAGACATACTTTTCGTAGGAGCTAGGGCTTGCTTTTTAGCATTACGTTGCTGTTCTTTGACATTATCCACAGGTGCTGTATTTTGAGTTTGTTGGGCTTTGTTGTACATTTCTAACATGTACTTAGCAGTAAGCTCATATAACTGTAAATCAGACATTCCTGCAGGGGTTCTTCCCAACATTCTTTGCTTTTCAATTTCAGCTGTAATTGCGTCATAAGCACCAGATTCAATATGAGCATGAATGTCTCGAAGTAGTCTTGGATTGTTAGCAATAGCAGATCTGCTTGCAGCATCCCATTGGTTCCCTACAATAGTTGCAGTACGTGTAAATACTGGTGATTCTTGTAACTCCTTAATTACTTCGTCTAACTCAAGTTGTGAGTCATTTACGCGGTAATCATTGGGCGTGTACTTAGAGTCTGTTTCAGCATCTAGGGAGTACGCATCTAACTTACTATCAGCTACTAACTTTTTAATTGCTTCAGGTCTGCCTTGAGCGACTTCAATAAGCATATTAAGTTTGTCTTCATCTAATAGTCCGTTATCCCCTAGCATTTTTACAATACGTAAGTTAGGCTTTAATTCCTGCATACGTTTATTGTAGTTTGCACCCATTTGCATAAGTGATACAGCATCCTCAATGCTGTCTACTTTTACAGTCTTACCATTAGCTTTAAACGGTGCTAGTAACCGTTCATAAGCTGCTTTATAGTCTATTGTTTCTGGTTCAGAAACATCTTTGACATCTTTGGTAGAGACATCTTTTTGCTGAGATTCTTCAGCTACTTCCTGTCCGTCAACTGGATTGGTATCTGTAGTTTGCTCTGCTTCACCCTCAGTTTCAGAAGTACTATCCTCAGAAGCTTCTGTAGACTCTTCTACAGTGTTCTCTTCTTCAGATGTATTAACTTCTTCACTAGAATCAGTTTCTTCACTAGAAGCCTTTTCTAAGGCTTCTAGATCCATTGCTAAAATGTCTTCGTCAGACATTTCTAAATAATTAACTTCATTACTCATACATCTTCACCATTCAACATCTCATGCTGCATATCTTGCATGTCTTGAATAGCTTGTTGAGCTTGTTGAGCTTGTCCCATAAGTCTACGGAAATAAGTTCGTAGTAACCCAATAGCAGTAATTTGATTATCAACATCTTTCATGGCTTCAGCATCAAGTACGCTATCACCTTTAAGGTATACTAAACGTAATGCTTCATCTTTAAAATAACCATCACCAATTACTTTAATAAAGTCTTGGTTTGAATAAAGTCGTTGTAATGCTAATCCCATAGCTACTACTTCTTTTGCTTGCTCTAATGAGATTTCAATTTCAGCTAGTTGAGCTTCTTGGTTTACTTCAGTCATTTTTATCTACCTTTAGTTATGGGTACGCCTACCCTAATTATTTTGCGTCTTCTTTAGGCATTGCTTTATCTTTATGGAAGTCCAGCAATGCTTTTGCTGCATGTTCATCAATGTTTTGTTGATGTGCTTGTGCAGCTAATTCCATACTTTGTTGGTGCTCCTGTGCAGCTAAATCCTGAGTCTGTTTATGATCAGTACCTGTAGATTTATTTACAAAATCTAAGTCAAGCATGTCAGCATCACTACTCATCTTACGAGCTTGTGCTTGTGCTACACCTGCTTTAGCTAACTTCAATTGAGCATCAACTTGTCTATCTTGACCCTTAGCCTGTTCATTCATAACCTGTGCTTGTAACATCTGTAGCTGTAATTGCTGCATCTGTAACTGCATAGGATCTGGAGCAGGAGGCTGATAATCTTTAAGTTTCTTAGCCAGTTCAGGCATTTTACGAAGCTTAGCAATATCAGACATAATCATCATAGTTACATCCATAGGTACACTATTACCTAATGTTTGTAGCATAAACGCCAATTCTTGAGCTTTCTCATTATCTGTTTCTGCAGTACTAATTGTCAAGCGTAAGTCAATATTGCCTGCTAAATCATCTCTTTTGACTGGGACAAAGTTATCATTAGTGATCCTAACGACTTCAGTATCAGATAAGAATTCAGCATTCATTGAAATGAATTTACGACCTATCTGTACAATACCATCAGCTAGTCTTCTTAAGATGCCTAATTCGCGTTTAGAAGCTGCATCTAGAGCACCTCTAACACCTGTAGCTGTATTTCCTAAACCTTGACCACCAATACCTGTATTGTAAGCTTTAACACCTGTAATAGATTCAGCTTCATTATTCATATACTGAATCATCATCATAGCTGATTGAGGTATCTCAGGGTATCTATGCATGAACACTGCTTGTTCAGGATTCATGATATTAGGGTTAAACTGATAATCTTCACCTAGATCAAATTTACGCTTGTTAACTACATCTAGAGCATCTTTTCTAATACCTTGTTGAGCATTAGCAGATCTACCCATAAGGTCAATCATACCCCTAGTAATAGCCCCAATGATCGCTTGATTATCCTCAATTAGTACACTATCAGGTTCGCCATAAATAGATTTACGTACAGGTAAATATTGAACTACTACGAAAGGTAGCTTCTTATCTGGATATGGGTTCTCTTCCATACGCACGATAGTGTCACCAATGTAGCATACTAGAATAGAAGTTAATGAACCATCATTGTTAACATCCCAGTATCCCCAATACTCATGCATTACTACTTTTTTACGAGTTTTGTCTTTAAACGTAAATAAGTTACCAGCATCTTTATCGTTATAGTCTGGATAAGTACTAGGATCTTCACCAGTAAATTGAACATTATCTAGATTTTTATACCGCTTATCTGCTCTTAATACGTCCATAGATACATTGTATCTGTGTATAACAAACTTAGCTTTTGAAATGTCACCTTTACAGGTAGGATCAATAATTACATTTTCAAACTCACAAATTTCAGCAGTAGGGTGATTCTCAACAGCAACCATCTTTTTAACTAATTTTGTACCTGTCTGGGCTTCTTGGAATGGGGGAATACCTTGAGCAATCATTTGTTGAGCTTGAGCTGGATCTTGTACAGGAACCAAACCCATTACAGGCTCTTCTACCATCTGTTCAGCTTCTTCATACTCCCAACCTACTTTAACAACGATAGTACCTTCATCGACACCTGTACGTACATACTCATCAATAAATCTTACTTTATTAATTTTATTATTAAATTGATGATTAAGTACTAAAGTATTTTGATCAGCAGCTTTAGTGTCTTCCCATGTAACAGGTTGTGCATCAAATATATTATCAGAACTTAGAAAAGGTTCTGATAAAGACGCATAACGCCATTCAGCCTGTTTACGTGCGAGCTTAGGCTGTACACTAGATCTATTCTTAGCAAACTTAGTTTTTGGTGTACCAGCTAATACATCTAACCAACCATTTACATTAGTAGTATGTGATGAATGTGTAGGCAAAGCTGCAGTATAGTCATCTTTTAAATTAGATACTTTAGGTGGATTTTTCCAATTGAGCTTAAAAGTTTCTGTAACACTATTTTCTAGTTGTTCTTCAGAAATTGCATCAAATGAATCATCATCTGCAGAGAGATATTTATCTTTCATTAATTAAGTTTCTCCGTAAAAAAAGATCCATACATTCCACCCATACCTGCACTTAAATGCAATATGCTACTATTTGGATATCTATCTAAACATAGGCATAACTCTACACCTGTAGAGCTTCCCATAGTGTGTCCTATTTCTTGTTTAAAGCTAAGTGTATTACAACCTGGATACGCTTTATTAATAGCCACTAATTCTACTCTATTTGACTCTGTATTGGTATCATGCATCTTAATATAATCTATTGGCAGACCTTTAGTAATAACATTGCTATACCCTTCTTCACATACATCTATTAGAGTACTAGCAATAGCGTATTTATTAACTATATTAGATATTTTGCATATACTAGCTTCAGTTTGTTTAGAAGACACATGAAATATACTAGCACCAAAACCAACATCAAATGCTTTACCTAAAACACCTACTTGGATAAAAGCTTGTTTCACTAATTCAGCAGTACCATTATCTACGTTAATTATAATAGCATCTGTAAGCTTGCCAGATTCAAACAGGTATTTAACCCATTCTAAAGTAATGATTAAGGAACTACAAGCAGATCCATCTGTGCTTAACCAATCAGTGGCATTTAGCTGTTTAGCCCATTTACCTGCTACTATCTGTGCTTGTTGCATAAAAGATACTCTAGCACTTTCTTTTCTAGTAGAGGATAAATATGTATCATCAGTACCTGTCCAAGTAGTATTACCTGAAGCAAGTAAAGTACCTACTCTATCTCCCGCAGGAGTATACTTAAAATTTGAAACTAACTTATTAACTGTATAAGTTAATGAAGATGCACTAGTACAAGATTCTAAGAGATCCAAAGTATAAGAATAGGAGTTAAGATACATTAATACTTACTCCACTATTGTTATATTTATTAATCCAAACAACTAAATCCATAACTGTTAATTGTACTTTAGGTCCTTCTACATCTGGGAAATAACCAGGCATAGTAGCATCACCAGGCATATTAAAATAATTACCTAACCCAGCTAAAGTTAATGTAGTGTCTAAACTGTCTAAGTTAATATCTTTTAGTTTAGAATTAACAGAATAATTACTAAAATCTAAATTCAACCCTGTAGATTCATTCTCAATAGTTTCTTTTAGTGTATCTAAAAATTCTTGTAAAGAGATTTCTTTATGCATTGCTACTACCTTCGTATTATAAAATCTACTTTGTTATTATCATCTTTATCGAAGTATACCATAATATCAGATGTATCAAGTTCATTTATTGTAGTACCTTCTTGTAACTTAACTATATCAAATGTATCTACAAAACCTTTTCTAGCATCTACTACTTTTAAACAATATACATTTATACTTGCTAAAAAGTTTTTGAGCTTCATAAATATATCATGAGCTACTACGTTATCAGATACCCAAATAGTATTGCATATAAAACAAGGTATTGGTCCATTATAGGTCATAGAACTACTTATATTATAAATAAAAGCAGCGACTAACTCTGATTCTTTATACACAGATAAGATTTGATACTGGTTACTAAGGATGTATTTTACATACATATCTATATTAATTTTAATAATATCTACAGTAATAGTTGCATTCATTTTATTCATAGCAAGCTTAAGCTTATCTAGGATATTAGTTATCCCTACAGCACCATAATCTGAAGCAATACCATAAGTAAATGTGTAGTCTTCTTCAACATATTTTTTAAGCATAGATACTCTTATTGTTTAGCTTTTAGTAACAATTCGTTTTTAGCAGCACTACTAGAACTAGAACCATAATAATAAGCTAGTATAGTAGTCCAGCCACCGCCTAAAGCCCCTAGCATAACTAGTAAAGCATCACCACCTTTCTCTGGCACACCGTACTGTAACATGTAACTAAGAACACCAAAGTAGCCGATTGTAACTACAGCAGCTAGAAGTTTTGGTGTCCAATCTTTTACGGACATTTCTCGCTCACGAGCAGACTTACGATCATCAGCATCTATACGTGCTAGATCAATACCTAATTCATCTGCCCTAGCTTTTGCAGCTATTTCTGCTAACTTAATTTTTGTTAAGCTTTCATCACTAAATACATCGCCTTCTTTAGCATTTATTACACTATTAGCTTTATCTTCATCACCATCAAAAGCATCAATTAAGGCCTTTGTTGCAATACCTAAAGCAGGAGTACCTAGTAGCCCTACTAAAGTAGGAGCAATCGTCTTTAAAAACTCTGGCATCACACTATTCCTTTTACATAGGTTGTTGGCTTACCTGGCGTAAATACTGCTGTGTACAATTCTGCACGTGGTTGTGAACCTGATGGAGCTACTTGAACGTGTACCCAAGTAGGTTCACTAATTGCTTTATCATAAGGCAATCCAGTGTGTGAAATAGCAATAGCTAATTCAGACGGTGTCATACCAGGTACATGAATATCGGCAGCAAGTCCTAATTGGTGTGTACTGTTATTAGTACCACCTACTTTAGCATTAACTTCTGGAGAACGATATCCACTTGTTACAAGAATAGGCTTCTGTAAATAATTACGTAAGGGTTCTAGAAGGGTATTACATAAACGTGTGAGATTCTCGATAACTTCTTCATCAGGAGTATTATCTAATCCTGTATTAGTTACTGTTAATTCTTCTAATGTGAAATGTTCTGATAGCTGCATACTTTACCACCAATAAGTTAATATAATTTGTGACATTACGAGCCACCTCCGAGAATATTTAGTACTTTAATACCATATCCAGACATCATGAAGCTGATAACACCAACACCGCCTAAGATATACTTAACTGCACTACTGACTGTATTGGTTAATTCTTGAACTGCCTTAGTTAAAGCATCAACATCTCCGCGAAGATCCCCATGCTTTTCAGAAAGTCCATTGATACGGTTATCTATACTTTGCTTCAATAGGTCAAACTCACCCTTTAGTTGTAGGTAGTTCACATCAGTGATGCGTCTAGTAAATGATTCTTCTGCCACTATGCGACCTCTACACTCAAAATAATTCCATTTTTATATTTTAACATCTTAGCCTTAATTGTTAAAACTATTTAGCAAATATAGCAGCAATAACATCACTAGGACTAGCTATTTGCTGTGTTAGGGTTCTATTAGCATTAGACCAAACAGCATCCGCAATTTGCTCTAAGGTGTAACTATTACCGCTACCACCACTATCACCACCACCAGTATTAACAGTAATTGCCTGTACAGGTTGTTGATAGTTAACCCTTACAACATGACTACCTAATGTATTTAGAAATGGATCACCACCTCCAGATACTAACAAAATACCATCATTAATCGTTAGTGTATGATCTGCTTCTTGTGGTCTAACTCGCCATCCATTAACTAAAAAACCATAGATAGGAATACTAGTTCCAGCAGTAGCATCAATTACATCACCACCTACTGTTAAGAATGCTGGTAAATACTTTTGATTACCACTAGTACTAATAAACCAATCCACCCATCTGCTATATACATCCCTAACAGACATAGTAACTACTCCCGTATTGAGAGTAATTACTTTATTAACACCATCAAATGTATATGACATATAGTTTAATTATCCAATATACGCACGGTCTGCTTCTGCTACCGCACCAAAACTAATACCTTTAGCACGAGTAATAGTACCCTGAACAACTACAGGTTTAGCATGACCTTTGTTACCTGCTACGATTACAATTTGAGCATCAGTACCTGCAGTACGACCACCTTGAGTATTACCATCATAGTCAAAGGTAAATGGTAGTGAACTGCTTGTAATCGTACCCTGGATTGGTACACCATCTTTGTCATTAACAACGATGGCGGTAGAAGTACCGTAATCACCATTAACAGTATCTAAGAAGTACATAATATAGTAGCCAGTACCACCAGTAGTTAATGGAGTATTGAACGTAGTTGTACCAACAGAACTGAACGGATATGTACGAGGTACACCATTGTAGTCTGTAAATTGAATACGGTTAGCATCATTTGCTTGGATATTATTGATAAATACCCCAGTAGTAGTAACAAGTGTATCACCTACGAAATAGCATAACTCATTGGCAGTTTTACCGATTACTGTACCAGTACCAGAATCAATATCTGTAGTTTGACGTAATAGGTATTGTGCTTTCGTGTAAATCTGTTCTAGTGTTGCACCATTACCATCAATAACAACTCTAAACGGATATGAGCCTGATCCAATTGCCTCATTCTGATCTGCAGTGTAATAAGTAACAGTAATATTATTATATGGCGCTGCTGTCATTGAACTGTCAGGTGCTTGGATCTTTAAGTCATCTTCATTAGATAACAGTACGTTTACCGTATAAGCACCAGTACCTGATTGCCCAGTATCAGCAAGGGTAGATGATTTATACTTTTTAGCATACTCTCTAGCAAATGCTTTGAAATATACACGGCTATCAAAGTTACCATTATTGGTATCACCAAATACTTGAATACCTTCATTGACTTCATCTGTAAATGTAAAATTAGCAGGTGCACCACCTTGTACTTTTTGATAATACAATTGAGCACCAGTATTTACATCACCTAGCGATACAATACCTACGTGTTGACGGTTTAAGTTACCAGAGCTATCGTATTCAGACCAACCACCATCACGTAATGCTTGACGCGTTGTATCATTAGCAGGTTTCCAACCATTATAACTACCGCCATCCGTACCAAATTGGAATTGACCAGATTTGGCATCGATTACATACATTGGGAATGGATATTTATTATAAGCACTAGTTTCCCAAAGTTTAATGAACTTTGAGTAGAGTGCCTGCAATGTTACACCATCTTTGTAAATCAAGTTTCCTGCTTGATTCAGTGTAAAAGTTTTTGCAGTAGTATCAACAGTAATTTCCGTACCTACTACTAACAAGTTACCATCGGTAATTTTTGCCATTTGAATGCATCTCCTATGCTAAAAAGTTTCTATCAATAATTTGTTGAATCGGTAAACTCGTGTCTGCTGTGCTCAAGTTGTAATTTCTGATGCTAGTAAAAGGAACATACCCCTGCTTATACACTCTAATATCTACTAATCCAGTATTAGAATACACATAGTTATATGTACTGGTTGGGTTACTATCTACATTAACACGTTCATTTGTTGTCCCTGCATCAAGAATAACTATATCACTATTAGGGACTAACCCAGTTAAAGTTAAAGTAATAACATCTAGTGGATATTGATAATCTTGTGCTGACGCTGTACTTACTGTAGTCATATACACGGAAGTAATTGCTGACGTATTTGCAGTAGAGGTAGTTATCTTCAGCTTCAGCTTATGACCTTTACTAGCATCAAGAGTCAAAGCATTCAAAGCAGTACCTAGGGTTGTAGCAGTATAGTTTGCAGTAGTCATTGTAGACCAACCAGCACCATTATTTAAATCAACAGCATAGTTATAGTTATAGTTAGTTGCAGTACCACCTGCCATTACTAAAGCACTATTAGCATATTGAGTATGCCCTAACAAGTAGTTTGGCATTGTAAATGTAACGCTTTGACCAACAGTCGGCATATACAACCCACCAGCAGATGTAAATGCTGCACCGCCTGTTAGAGATACTTGACTCGCAGTACTTGCTGTTGGCTCATTCATCATTATTGCTATGCGACCAGCAGTAGTAGATGTAAAGCAATCAAACCAATGTGTACCATAAACAGATACCTGCGCTGTTAAAGCACCAACGCCACCCATACCTTTTCTTGTTTGGTTTAGCATGAACATTACATCTGTATTATCTGCGTAGTCACCAAAGACATTTTCTTCTGTAAAGTTGATGCAAGAGTTATCACCTGTTGAAATACCTAAGCGAGTATTGCTTGCGTAAACTCTTTGTATTTTGAAATTTGAGCAGTTAGTGTATGCAGCGTAAATATAGCCACATGCATTTGTTGTACCTAATGATAAGGGTGCTGTTCTTGTCCCTATGTTTCTCAATTTTATGCTAGAACACCCAGCATTTGCACTGAGTAATGCAGAATATGGTTGGTTATTTGTAACAGGTAATGATAGCCCACTAAATACGCAGTTCTTAACAGATGCACTTAAATACCATACAGATGTAGCATAAGTAGTTACTGTTGTACCTGATACTCCACCAATAAATATAGTGTTATTACATACTACAGCTTCACATGAACTTAAGTTATATCCAGCTTCTATGATAACTGGACTATTAAATGTACAGTTAGTCATACGAGTACCAAGAATTGCATACACAGAGGCATTTGCCTGAATAGTATTTGCTCTAAATGTACAGTTATTAAAGGTGAATCCAGTAATATCTTGCAGTACTGTAGTATTTGCACCAGAAGCAGCAAGAGATACCCTAGCAAATACACAATCAGACATAGTACCACCAGCATAGCAATATGTCATTGTAAGACCTGGAGTCAACAGTGCAGTAGTTGGTTTATTACCTACGCCTACTTTTGACCATGATATTGGCGATGCTATCTCATCAAGGTAAATAGCATCTACGAATCCACTATTTGATAGAGCAACCGAGTAAGGTTGTGTAAGTGATAAGTACCATTCCATGTTACATTTATCGATATTTACAACACCACCACCAGTAGATGTAAAGTCGTATCTTGTTGCTAATGTAGCATTTGGAATAACAACAGCATTTCTTGCTGAAGTTGTACAGTTACAGAAAAATACGTTACCCACAACAACTGCAAGACCAGAAGGTGGTACATACCCATTGGCTGCAGAACCAGAGTTACCAATACGCACTAAACCAGTGTTATCAATCCAGACTACTTTACCTCTTTCTGGCTCAGTTCCTGTAGTTGTGGTAGTGCCAGCATTAGCATAAAACTCATAGTCACCAGCTCCAGCAGTCTTCTCAATAAAAACTCCAGCAACGTGCCTAAGTGTACCATTATTAGGTATCTGTAAAGTTTGGTTAGCTGTGCCGTTAGTAGTACCAACAGGATACCAAGCACCGTAAACGTTAAATGACCCTAATCTATTAGCATTAACTGTAGCTGCTTCATCACCAAGGATCTCTAAGAATCCTACGGTACTTGGTCCTGTAGCATTTGCTGTAACACCAGATAATGTTAATGCACCTGATGTGTACTCTGTACCATTCCATTGTTTAATCATTAGCCAGCCAGTAGTTGGCATAGTGCCACCGTTTACAAGTGGTGCAGCAGTTAATGAGCTATACACGCACATTAGTAACCCACTAGAATTTCCTTGAGTAACTGTAGAATTTAGTGCAGGTATAGTACCACTACCAGTATCAAATGGAATTAATCTTATACTTCTACCATCAATATTACATGTACCGCCTAATGTAGCAGAAATAGTAATAGTACCCATTGAAGTTGCGGCAGTAGCACTTGAGTTATTATTATTTAATCCAAATCTACTATGCTGGTCGATGATAAGTGTACCACCGTTAATATTGTATATATCACCGCCAGCTTTACTAGTTAGAGCATCAATATTCTGTGTTGTTGTAATGGTATAAGTTGCCATTTATGCTGACCTTTATCAAGTATTTACTACACTAACAAGAGTATTACCTACGTAATTTAAAGTTCTTGTTTCGTTAATAGAATTTTTAGTATAAGTTACTTTTACTAACTTATCGCCTGAATACGTAAAATTTCTAAAAGAGCCATCTTCATAGAGTATCTCAATCAACTTACCATTACTATAAGTAAAACTAGCATCTAATGGAGGAGGTGCAGCACTATCCCCCTTGTCACCTTTGTCACCTTTGTCACCTTTAGGACCTTGAGAACCAATAAGACTTGAAGTAACTATTATATTTGTATTACCTACCAGTATAGAGGTTTTAGCAGTATCCAGTAGACTTATTTTAGTAGGATATTCTGTAGTGTACACTTTAGTATTATTTGTACTGACAACTAAACTGACATTACTTTCTAAATGAACTACTGAAGTAAAGCTAAGTAAATCACTCATATTGTTACAGACGCTACAGTATAAATACTAAAAGGAGTCGTGATGATAGTTCTACCATCAGACAACGTGTATTGAATATCCTGTGAGAGTTTAGCTACAGGCCAACTTGAAGTATCGTTTACTCGCATAGTAAATTTACCTGCTGCAAAATCTACTACAGTTATTACACAGTTTGCTATAAGTTTATTAGTAGCATCCCTAATCTGACTTTTAATAGTAATGTTTGTAATGTCCACAGGCACATTTTGAGCATCTGTGTATTGACACTGTAACTCAAAAGTACTGCCTATTCTATGTGTAATTATTTCCATAATTATTTATTAACCTTACTAAATAGTATTTTTATCTCAGTTCAACCCAAGGTATAAGTATAGAAGTACTGTTATTAGTAGTACTTCTTCTGAGTTATCTCTACAATCACTTATAAACTTTACAAGGTTTAAGTGAGTTAGTTTGAATAACATCAGGCATACTGCCTTTACCCTGTGTATTTATATTTGCAATTATATCAAAATCTTTAGGGATACCTGGATATAATCTAGAATTAGGTAATCTTACCCATATCCTATTAGTATTATTAAAAGATGTCTGAGTTATATTATTATTATCTAACACACTTGTAGTAACATACTGAATTACTATAGGTATAGATGTAAAAAATGGATTAGGATCCTTGTTCATATTCACCTACTTTTGTAAATAAATTAGTATTTATTCTTAAGTTAGTTAAGCTGATTGGTCTAAAAGGTAAAACATTATTCAACAAAACATTAGCAGTAGCCGATAAGAATCCATCCTGATAATCCGCTATTGTATTTGCTTCCCTTATTGCATCACCAGAAGAGTCATCAGCAGCATAATTTAAAGATAATACATCAAATACATGATTTTGTCTTAGTCTTTTTAGCTGTGTAATTAAACCTTGATTATAAGCAATAGCAGCAGGATCTGTGATTGTAAAGTATTGTCCTGTATCCCAATTGTATTCAGATCGTATACTCTCTGCCATAACATAATTAATGTATTTAACAGAATTATCCAGAATGGTGAATCCCCTATTAGAGCAGATTTCCTTAGTAGGCCAACTTTTACGCACTTTGCTTATAAGGCTTACCATACCATTTTGGTAATTTTCGGAAGGAAATACATCCACACTATCGATAGTATCCATAAAGACACCATCCGCATTTGGTGAAAGATAAGTAAACGTTACAGTTAATGTGTCACCCGCTTTTAGTGTTAACCCAGATGCAGCAGATTCAACCACAAATGTACCTAGTTTGGTATTATAACTATAATCCAGATGCTGTATCAAAGTAACATTATTAAACTTAATTACTATTGGTGCATCAGGATCAACAGGAAAATAGCCTTGTCTACCATCAGGGTATTGGGCACTAGGAGATTCATTAATATATGGAACTCGAAAACCTAATCCACTATTAGCGCCACCGCCTGAATCTACAGAAATTAGTGTAGCTGTAAAGGTTACTGGGTATTGTCTAGGACCGAATATGATTGGTAAATAAAATTTTAATATCCTATCGTGCCAATAACTACTTCCTGCATTAATATAACTAGAACCCCAAACACCATTTTGATCTGGAAAGTTTACAGTTGCAACTGAGAAGTCTTGACCCCAACCTGCACCACCTTCATAAGCAGGGCACTTATGATTATTAGGGGTATATTTAGGGCAGGAAGCATTACTACATGCTGCCATAGCATCTCTTTTCCAGTAATTAGTTGAGTTGTACCCTCCTCCACAATTACCTCCTGCGTTATAAGAAACATACCCATTAACAGTATCGTAGGTACAGACTTTTGAACATCGTCCTAAACCAGAAAAATACTCACCTCTACTTAGACTACAAGTTTTTGTACCGTATCTAGCATTATCATGAGTACATTCACTAGTCTCTGCAAAAGTGTCATTATCTTTACAGTAGTAGCTAGCATACCCTCCTGGACCTGTATTACCTACATCAGGACCTGCTGTAGAAACGCTCCAAGGTTCTACATTAGTATTTGCAAAATCATATAATTTAGTATTTACTGCATCCTCTTCACCAAAAGATATATATAATATAACTTTACAGCCAGCTACATGCAGAGCATCTACTTTACTATTTGATGTAGCATATGGATCTGTGACTACTAGATCATAAGTACTTAATTCTTCATCAAAACCACTAACATAACAAATATTATATGAAGGAAATCTAGCATAGATATCTATAGAAGTTTTTAAGGCTTGTTCATACGAACTCATAGCTGGTATAGTTAGATCAGTAGTTTTACTAGACAGGTTAACAATACCAATAGAAGCTTTACCAGCAATTATATAGGGCAATATATTGGAATACTCACAAGGTGTATAATTAGGTATATGCACTAAATTTGCATTAACTGTAATATTTTCTACAACATTAGTAAATGTAGAGGCATATTCATATCTAATACCTGAAAACACAATGTACTTACTTGATGTATTTCTTACCTGTATGGTACATACACTTGATCCTAAATCTCCCACATAAATATCTTCAAAATATGGTGAAGGATCTTTAGTAGCATTACATGTTAAAGATGCATCTTTAGAGAATAGAACTCCATTCTTATAGACAGTAAAATTACCCCAACCCCAATCTTTTTGAACTCTAATAGTTAACTTGCCTTTAGCTGAAAATGAAAATTTAGCACTGGAGGCATTACTATAATAACGCTGCTCACTATAATTAGTATCAGAATTCCAAGCACCTGTATAGGTAACCTGCCCTGAATTTAGAGGTACACTAGAATAGTTAGTATGTACGATACTACCATTAGGGTCTGGATACTCAGCAGATAGTTGAAAATTTATAACTTGTGCATTAAGTGTTGTTATATATTGGGGTACAGCACTAATGCTGGCTGTGAGAGCAGCATTATTCAATAAAGTATTAGACGCAGGAAGTGTTAAAGTATTCACAGGATAAGGCTGTACACTTACTGCTTTTCCAGAAACAGAATCAAATCCAAAGTTTAAACAGTCTATAAATGGGTTACTTGTTAAAGCTATATTTGCATTATAAATAGTATTTGATGTTAGATTTTGTATTTTTAGATTTATATTATTATGAGATGTACACAGGTTATATAACTGTCTAGCATGTTCCGTAGCGAGTTGGCTATCCCCATTCCCGTCCAAATTCATATAAGGATTTATGTACAAAGGTGTGGGTAAATTTAAAACTAGACTACTATTGGTATTATCTGCGTATTTTATACACGTAAACACAAATGGAGCAGTAACACTGTTACTAATATATAGTGTAAGTGTATGCGGTCCTGGTGATAAATTATCTGCTAATACATAATCATAGTATCCAGTGTTGACATTAACAGTTTCATTTGAGGATACTACATCTAATGGGTTAAGAACATTAGAAATTGTTGATGGTTTTACGCCATCAATATACACATCTGCATCTCCCCAACCATAAGATATACCAACTCTAATAATACACGTAGTGCCTGTAAAGTTTACAGTAGCTTTACCTTTAGTACAGAAAGTCCGTCTCTCTTGAACATTTGCAGCTAAAACAGGGTCTACATCAATAATCCAATCTGAGTTAACTACGCTAGTAGTGTTTGGGTAGCTAAATGTTGCAGGGAAATTTATTCCATCTATATTTATATACTTTAGTCTTAAGTTAATAAAATCTTGCCCATCTCTGCATTTGTCACTATAGACAGTTAACTTATCTAAATAACTACTCATATTAAATCATCACTGTTGTTGTTGGTACATCATACCTAGTAGCAACTAAAGTAACATTAAAAGTATTACTTACATTACTGTTATTACTAATCACAATACTTTTAACATTAGAAGTACCATTAATTGTGAATGGCGTACTATCTGAGAATTCTCCTAGGTTATTTACCGATAAGTAAAATAAATTACTCTTATCATTTAGTACAGAACTCTGAGAAGCATCACCATTATAAATACTTACAGTGTAATACGCTTGAGTATCTGATGGTGTTACTTTCAAATTGTAAGCCATATACCAAGCAGGAGTATTGGCGCTAATATCTATTACATGAGAACTGTTAGCTGGTACTATAATATTTGAAGCAGTATAGTTAACTAAATTACTTATAACTAAATTGCCTGCATTACCACTACCGCCACCAGATGATGCTCCTATAGTAGACGGATCCAAATTAGAAAAGTCTAAGTAAGTTACTGGCCCTAGATTTTGAATTAAAGGTAAGTATTGAACAATGCCAATTTCTATGAAATCTACTAAAGTTTGTTCATTTATACTGATATTGGGTAGGAGACTAGCATTATTATCACTCACGGAATACTCCTAAGAATTGATCTAGTCATACTTTCTACGACAATAGTATTATTATCTTTATAGATGATATTATTTTCTATAGCCATAATATTATACAAAACCTTTGTTGTATATGTTCTTAAATAGGCTTTCTTGGTTATTCGCAAATCCACGTTCTAACAATTTTGTACAATTATTTTCAAAACGCAGAAGACAGCTATCACTTGTTTTTTGGTTATTAGGGCCACCTAAAGAGCTATACGCTTTAAATGCTATATAACTGCATATAGGTTCTAAGAACATTCTAGAAATAGCTATATCTTCTGACAGATCTGTTACTTGAGGAAGTAACATTTTACACACAAAATTAAGATGTAAGTTATCTAAAGGATTACTAACTAAAAAAGTATTAGCTGCAATTTCCTTAATATCAAAAGAGTTCAAATCATCAATTGTATTTGGAAATGTTAAAGGTACTCCAAAATCATCATACACTTCAAGTACTTTAATAACATTAGGATCTGTAATAGTATACACTTTAAGATCTTCATAAGTAGGTAAGGTAATAACTATGGTTTTTAAGTTAAACCTAGTACTTAGTTCTGTAATTGCTAAATTCAAATAGTTAATTAAAACATTTACAGTATTAGCATTAGCAGCATTATAAGGGTTATTCCTGAAGGACTCTCCTAGAGATAAATTATAAATATCTCCATAAGCTACACTATTTAGCACGTCACTTACTAGCATTAAGCAAACTCCAATACAACTGAGAGTCGGTTATCAATTTATTTAGCATAAATTATAGCACACACACTACTTACATTATCGATTAATTTGAGGTAGAGACACTACTTTACGTTTGTACTTAAAATACATTTCATCATTATTAGCATCATAGATATACTGTTTATACACTTTTTTATAATCAGTTTGTTTATCAAAATTAGCATTTTGTCTGTAATTATTTATGCTCCATACTTGGAAAGGTATACTATCAAAGAAGTTAAAAGCAACACTTCCAGTACCAAAGAAAGCCCTATTAGAAATTCTATCTAACACATCATGATATTTAAATACAAAATTCATACCCCATAAAAATTCACCTAAAGTTAGGTTATCAGTATTGACCAAAGTTTTTATAACGCTATCAAATAAACCATACTCATTGGTATTTAATACCTCATTATAAGGCATACGTCTTTGTTGATCAGTGTAGTTTAACATTTGCACACTACCTACAAGTTGATCCCCAATCTCTCCAGTAATTACTAACTTATTGTCTAAGAATCCTTCAGGCATTTCCCTAATGAATTCATAACTTAGAAGTTTAGGGAACATTCTAGCACCTGTTGTTGCTACGTCTTTCTGTATATGATCAGCAAGCATAGGATACTCTTTAACAGATGATAAAGACATACCAACACTAAACTCAATTCCAGCAGCAACTAAGGCATAGAATACTAGAGTAGAATCTATACCACCACTCCAGAGTAATACTACATCTTTAAGCGGATGTGCTTTAATTTTCTCAATCTGCATATCAATACATTCTTGAAAAGTAGTATTTGCATATGTAGCTTTATCTTCAGAAGTAGGGACAGTATTTACAGTATTGACTATACCTTCTAAAGTACCTGTTCTATCGCAGGGTATTACACCAAAAAACCTAAAAAATCTGATAGAGTCTGGTGAATTTTCAAAACCTAACATATAAATATTCCTATTAAACTTCAAACGTACCATTACGCATTGGGTGATTATTTTCCAGTACTGTAGAACTATACACGTGCATAGGTACTACAAGTAAGTAGTCATCTTCAGTAACAAAATGGTGTGGTGTCATCTTATCAAGTACAAGTACATCACCAGGATTTAGTGTAACTTTTAACTCATCTGACATACCTTGAACGCTATACCCACTTCCACCAATAACTCTAACTACTCTAGTAGTTGAATGTATATGATGAGCTTGTTCTTGAGTTCCTTTAGGTAGATATAACAACTGTAATGTAGGATCCCCATGTCTTACAGGAGGGAATACTTGTTGTGAACTGCAACCATTAATGTAAGGTAAATTAACAATACTCTCATAGCTAGATGTTTTACTTTCACACTGGTATCCTCTAACTAATACAGCTAGAGAATCACTTTTAATCTTAGTACCACCTCTGTGTATACTAGCATTAGTATCATTAATTATCCATAAAGAATCACCTAAAGGGATATCTACTTCATGTTCACCTACGTATACAGTATAAGCATATAAATCATATTTATTTGATTGAAGTATTGTTGTATCACCCGCAGGTACTTTTATAATATTAAACATAGATTAATACCTTTAATTTGAATTAGCATTTTCTAATAATTTTTCTAACTTTATAGCATCATTAAATGAGTATCTATCAATAATATGAAATTCCCCGTCAATGAAGTATATATCTTTATTAGGATTATTAATAACTTTTGCTGTTACTTTTGAAAGGGATACCCCTTCTTTTATTTGATCTGTAATATCGATCATATCTGCAGGATGGAACTTAATAGCATCTGGTGTAGTGTTAGGATACACTTTACTTTTTATTACCCTATTTTGTGCATTAAGTTTTACATAATAAACATTACTCATAGTATCTAATCCTTATCTACACAATATACGAGCTATAAGCTCCACCAGTCAACTCAGGCTCATCTTCAAACATATCACCTGTCTTTGCGTTTACAGTCTCTTCTGAGGGCTTCCAAGGGGTTAGTTTAGCTAACATAGACACTGTGTCAATAGCATCATCGTGCTTACTTTTAAACCCTTTAGGGGAAGCATAACGCAATTCTTGTAGTAATTCTAGCACTAAAGGATGTTCACGCATATCTTCTGGTAACCATATCTTTTTAGTTTTAAACCAAGGGAGTACTACGTTGAATCTTTCCATCTTATTAGTAGCAGGTCTAATGCCTGCTTTACCACTGTTATTCTCACTAGCAAGAGTAAAGTAAACATTCCTAGCAACCATCTGATCGTAGATCCAAGAGACAAAACCTCCTTGTTGACCAGATACTTCAACACCTACTTGCTGAGGTTTATACATCTGGACCAGTCTAAATAGATCATCAACGTTCTTATCCATTAACTGTCTTTTACATATACCATCTACCAGTAACCAATCACCATTATTAGTATATGCCCATACACTTATAACACTATAGTCACTAGCTTTACTTTCACTAGTAGCAAAGTCAGTAGTAATATAGAAGTTATACCTTTCTTTATTCTGCTGTACTTTCTTAGAATCATACCACACTAAGTCATGATCAAAGACTAACCTATCATCATCACTAATAATTCTTAGCATCAACTCTTGCATGAAGCTATCTACTTTTCCTGCAAGGACTGCCTTATCATATTGATCTTTAACATACTGATATGTAAATCGATCTTCCCATGCTCCTCTAAACTCTCCTGGAGCACACGGGAAAGTGTTGCATACTGGAAATACGTTAACGTACCACGCACCAGATTCAGCAGCTTTATATAAAGGGTCGTTACTGTTGAACGGAGTACCGTTCCAAATAATTTTACGTCTTGTAGGATGTAGTGCATAATCAATAGCCTTATATACAGTATCCTCGATACTGGCTGTAATTGTAGGGCTTCTAGCGCCTTCGTCAGAAACCAAGTCATCTAATAAAGCAAAGTTAGGTCTCTTACCCATTTCCTTACTACCACGAACACCAGTTAATGCACCGTACCCTTTGATAATAAGCTTCTTGCCATCTTTATTAGTAAACTCCCATCGAATATCAGTAAACTTAGCTTCAGGGACATATTGCTGTAAAAACTCACTATTCTCCCATCTAAACTCTAAGTTTTTCCTCATATTCTTTACACCATTCTCTATACTATCACTTACATATAGAGCTAGATCTACTTTACCGAATCCATATAATTCACCATAAGTAGCCAAGTATAAAAACATATACTCACCAAATACAGTAGTCTTACCTGAACCACGGAATAGCATATTAAGTGTATTAGCTTTACCACCAGCAATCTGATCCAGCATCTTATAATGGATAATAGGAGTTAAGTTCTCTTCACCATCAGTACCATTAACCAACTTAATAAAGTTAACAAACTCTAATGAGAACTCACTAGGGACGTAATTAACATCATTACCGTAATCAACTTGATTAAGCCAAGCTTCTACAGATTGCTTTATCGGTTTATCCATTAATCATCAGTATCCTTAGAATCATTATCACCATCATCGTCATCATCATCATCATCAGTATCAGCGATCTTTCTATATGCATCTAACATATACTCATCTAATTCAATTCGTAAAGAACCTTTGAACCAATCAGGAGTAGCACTATCCGAGAGTTTCATTTGATTAATTTTACCTATTAATCCAATAAATAAACTCTCTTCTTCTCTTTGTTCAGACAAGAACCAGTTAATTAGTTTAGAACTTACATAATCATCAGCCTCATTAGCAGCTTCTTTAATAGCTACAATAAGTTTAGTAGTATTCTGCTCTAAAGCTAATGAAGCATATACAGTATCTTCTAGGTTTTCGATAGTACCAATATCAAACTTATTCAAAGTAAAAGCTTCAGGCATATACCCAAGATCCAACAAATAACTGATGAATCTATCTCTATGATTCATCTCACCTTTAGCCTGTATAGTGAACAATTTAGCAGCACCATCATACCCATTAAATGAACACCAGTTAGCTAGTTCAATGTAAATTAAGTTATTACTATTTTCTACACTAATCTGTCTTTGTATTAACTTTAATACTGTGTTATCTATCTTCATTACATCATTCCTATAAACACTGACAATTAAACCAAGGGGTACAATAGATCAAGATTCTCTCTATTAATTATCATTATTGTACCATTCTCAGGTACATCAACATAACCAATACCTAAGTATAAACCTACTAAATCTTCTTTATAATTTACCAATATCATATTACATTTAGCAACCTTACCACCTAAACCCAACTCTTCTACCATAGGCATATACACTGAACCATTAGGGTTATATTTCATAATTTCAATAACATCATCCAGGTCATCTAAAGTAATTTCTTTAAATATGCCCTTACTAGTTTTAGAAGCTATATCTCTAATTTCTCCTGTATTACCGAAGTTATTTAGAAATAAATTAACAGCTTTATGTTTTAGCATTACTCTTGTTCCTCACATGTACCTTGGATAATTTTACTATGTGCTACATCAATTACACTCATAGCGCCAGTACTAATAGCAGTTAATTGAGCTTGAGCTAATGCTCTAGTAGCTTCTCTTAATTCATCAATACTCTTACTCTCTTTAACACCCATCTCAATCTCAATTTTCCTAGTCTCAGGTTGTTTTAGATGAGTTAATAAACTATTAGCAGCATCACTTCTAACCTTCTCACTAACAGCATTTCTCATCAGTTCTGCTTGTACATTAATAGCCTCTTGATAGATGTCTTGGTTCAATACATGAGTAGGTATTAAACTCTGTTCCATAATTAGATTAACTAACTTGTTCTTATTATAAGCACTAGCAAATCCACTAATATGATTAGCAGAAGCACCTTCTTGAAGTAGTCTAGCATATCTATCTGGGAATGTACTACGGTAACTATCACTAATACCTCTACCCAT